ATCAACTACTGCATTTTATATAAATGGAATAAGCATAGGTCAGTGGGCAGAAGAACATAATGCTACCTCACTTGGTGTTGAAACAATAAGCATTACATCAAACATTGCAATATCTGCAACAAGTGGAATTGAAACAGAAGCATATGGACTTGGTGGAGATAATGGTTTCTATTTAACAAATGATAATTCTTTAGTAGCAAGAAATGAAAGTATACCTATGGTATATGGTGCTTCTGGTGTTACCATACTAGGTCCAAATAACGGTGGTCAGCCATCTTTAATTATTCCAGGCAAAGGATTTTTAAATGAGGCTGGAAGACATAAAGAATATACTATTGAATTTTGGGCAAAAATAAATTCTAGTGCAACTACTCCAAAAAGAATATTTGGACCAATTGCATCATCAGACGGCTTATATGTAGAAAGTGGCTTTTTAACTTTTGTAGTTGGTAAACAATTTGGTTCACATTTTGTTGGTGAGTGGTACAGACCAATGTTGATTCATATTCGTATTATTAGAAATAACGCAACGGTATTAGTAAATGGAGAAGAAGTAATAAATCTTAACATTTCAACCGATGACTTAGTGCTTCCAGAAATACTTAATGGTTCAAACGAGGAACAAGATTGGTTAGGATTTTATGCTTACTCAGATGTTGATCCAGTTGAAATAGATTGCGTTGCAATTTATCCATACCAAGTTCCAGTACCAGTGGCAAAACGTAGATGGGTTTATGGACAAGGTGTTTTATCTCCAGAAGGTATTAATTCAGCATATGGTGGAACTTCAACCTTTATAGACTATTCGTTTGCTGACTATACTGCCAACTACACATACCCAGACTTTGCAAACTGGAATCAAGGATCTTTTGATAACTTAATAACTACTGGTACCCACATTGGAACTCCAAACTATCAGTTACCAACAATATTTATAAGCAACGAAACTCTTCAAGATTTATATGACGATAATCAAAACATACAGGCTGGAAATTATAAATTTATAACATTTAGACCAACAACAAGTTGGAACTCCATACATTCCTACTTTAACTTTTCAAATTTTAATGTTTTAAATGAAGAAGTTAAATCAGTATACGGAGTGTTTAGCAATGATGATGTTACTTCAATAAATCAAACATTGTTTAAAATTTATAACAAAACAAATAACAATTATTTCCAGGTAGTTCAAGATGATAACGAATTAGTCTATAGTTTATATTACAACGGAGCAAGTACATCTTTATATACCTATACTGGCATAGCAGTTGATGATATATTTGCAGTTGGCATAAACATTCCAGATCTTACATCTAGATTTGGTGGAAATGTTGCTTCATTCTTTGGAAATAGAAATGGTTTAGAACTTTATGTTGGTGGAGATAATACCGCTTCAAATACATTTGAAGGTAATATATATTCTTTTGGACTTTCTACTGCACTAAACGCTTCAGAATCAGAAGACTATTTTAGTAATGGATTTGCAGTTACCACGTCTGGTGAGTCACTTATTGCTTTTACAGCAAGTTATACTTTGTTGCCAACGGAAGCATATAACTCATACTTTTTAGATATTGGTGTTGCTGGATATTGGGAAGACTACATACCTCTTTCATATTTTGGACAATATATTGAAGATAAAACTGGCAATACATATTATGGCCTGGACTTCTTGCAGTTTAATATTGGCTATCCAAAGCCATCAGATTTAATTGAAAATGCATCAACAAGTTCTTGGACATATCAACAACTAAAAGACGATTATGAGTTTCCAGTTCAAAGAACATACTCTCAACTAGACAATTATTTATTTACAGGTTGGGAAAACTATTTACAAATGCTTGGTCAAACTGAAAAATATTATGAGTATGATACAGAAGATGCATCAGTCAGAAGTTATGTTACATTTCAATATGTTGAAGAGGGAGCAAATGCACCTAGGTCTGATTTTACAACAATAAGAACTGCACGAGAAGGATCGGTTTTAGACATAGATGATTTTCCAGGATGGCAAACCACTAAATTTGAGGTTGTAGATAATACATTGATATATCCAAAAACAGGAATTGATTTTAACGATCTTGCAATAGTTTCTCATTTAGATTTTAATATTCGTGGAATATTAAGCAAGCCAATTACTTTACGCAGACTAGAACTTGCATCTCAAGCATTTAATGATAATTCATTTAATCCAGTTGGTACTCGTTTTGGCACAGATATTTTCCCTTATAAAAAGTCGGGCATTTATTATGATTATAAATCTGATAACCCATTTAGTATCTACAAAGGAAGCACTCCATATCTTTATATGACTAGAACATCTGGAATTCAGATTCGTGGAGAATACGACCCGCTTGTAAATAGAGGAATATCAATTCCAATAAATAATAATAGGGCTGATAACTATCGTGTTAGCGCAGTTCAGATGTGGATGAGATATGACGATAGACAGTTTCCTTCTACTCCAGTAGAACTTTTTGAAATAAAGTCTCGTACAGATACAATCAAATTTTATTTTGTTGCAGATAGTGAAACTGGAGATCGTGCAAGAATATATGCAAAAAGTTTAAATACTGGTAATGATTTTAGTGGGCTTTCATATTATTGGAACGGAAAACTTGTAAGAGAGCCTGTGGCAACTAGAAACCAATGGGGTGTTCTTGGAATAGGTTTCACAAACTCCTTAAATCTTGATTCATTTTTAGGTGCTATTAATCTAAATGGTCAGTTTGTATTTAATAATATTGCTTATTATCAGGCTAATAATTTACAGCAGGTTCAAAGCACTTTGGTCAGACCATGGCAGCAGGTAATAACAGATGGAATAACAAATTACGATTGGGAATACTGGCTCAACTCTTCAACATGGGAAGGGGTTCTTGTTATTGGAACCTCAGAACTCTATGGGGTGAATCCAGCAGATGTTTATAGAACCTATATAGGTACTAATAAGATTATTTTTGATGATGAAGAAGGTTTAACTGTAGACGCAGATAAAATAAAGGTTTATACCGATACAACTTGGACAATTCAGGTCGGTACACCAGTATAATCTGCTATACTTATGGATATGAGTAGTGGAAAAATGCCAAAAGTTGGTAATGTCAGGCGCAAAGTTATAGAAAAAAACTATGCCTGGGGTCTTTATGTGTACAAAAAGGCCAATGGTAAGTGGTTTACTGATGGCGAGGGTAGTGTATTAAATATTCCAGCAATGCGTGGAGATATTTCAAAAATAGCAGAACTCAAGAAGGCTGCTATGTATTATGGTGATGAGGGTGATGGACAGTGTATTTTTGTACCTGGCCTAAGCAGGGTATCTGAAGAACAATATTCAGAAATGAAAGACAGAATGAAACAAGGTCTTATTCCTAACGTTAATGATCTAGGGGCTGTCTATGATGCTCAACAGACTTTGAAGAAACATGGAAGAGAAGCGTTTGACAATGACTGAGAATTTTGATTATATACAAGCAAGTTTAAACACACAAAGCAAAGAGCCAAGTGCCTTTGCAAATATTGATCCTTTTTCTAAATCTTGGGATGAACTTAAGGGTTTGTCAGGAATTGATAATAACTTCCGTCGTAGGACTGCAAGAAATATTGCAAAGGTGGCATCTGAAAATCCAGCATATTTAGAATCTGCTGGTGCAGTTGCAATGGGTGATGATGCCAAGTCAAAACAAATAAATGCTGGCACGGTATACAGAAATGGCTATGGACTATTTGATGTAATTACACCACCATACAACATGTATGAGTTCGCAAACTTTTATGATACTAACTTTGCCAATCATGCTGCCATTGATGCAAAGGTAGAAAACGGTGTGGGTCTTGGATATCGTTTTGATATTACAGATAGAACCTTGCTTAGTTTTGAAATGAGTGACGATGAAGGCAAGGTAGACAGAGCAAGAAATAGAATTGAACGAGCAAAGATTATGCTTCGTGACTGGTTAGAATCACTTAATGATGATGATTCATTTACAACTACAATGGAAAAGGTTTACACAGACCTACAAGCAACTGGTAATGGTTTCTTAGAAATTGGCCGTAAGGTAAATGGAGAGATTGGATATGTTGGGCATATTCCAGCAACTACCGTTCGTGTTCGTCGTTTGCGAGATGGCTTTGTTCAGATTATTGGAAATAAGATTGTTTATTTTAGAAACTTTGGTGCCAAAAATGCCAACCCAGTAACTTCTGATAGTAGACCAAATGAGATTATTCATCTAAAACAATATTCTCCACTTAATACATTTTATGGTATTCCAGATATTCTTGCAGCAATGCCTGCTTTAATTGGAGACCAACTAGCATCACAATATAACATCGATTACTTTGAAAACAAGGCTGTGCCACGTTATGTAATTACAGTGAAGGGTGCAAAACTATCTGCTGACGCAGAAGACAAGATGTTTAGATTCTTACAGACTGGACTAAAGGCTCAGTCTCACAGAACTCTATATATTCCTCTTCCTGGTGATACAGAAAATAATAAAGTTGAATTTAAGATGGAGCCAATTGAAAATGGTGTTCAAGAAGGCTCATTTAAAGAATATCGTAAACAAAATCGTGATGATATTTTGATTGCTCATCAGGTTCCTATTTCTAAACTTGGTGGATCTGACTCTGCTGCCATTGCTGCTGCACTTTCACAAGATCGCACATTTAAAGAGCAGGTTTCACGACCAGCACAAAGATACCTAGAAAAAATGGTAAATAAGATTGTTAAGGAAAAAACTGATGTTCTTGAGTTGAAGTTCAATGAGTTGACCTTGACAGATGAACTCGCACAGTCTCAGATCTTGGAACGATATGTCAAGACTCAGGTTATGACACCTAATGAGGCTCGTGAAAAACTAGATCTTCCACAGAGGGCAGATGGCGATATGCCATTTATTATGAGTCCACGTCAGGCTACTGATGCCAGGGCAGATTTGGCAGGGAATCGTGAAAGAGACGCTGAAAGAACAAATAATAACTCAGATTCTCCATCCACAATTTCTGGAAGAAATCCACAAGGCGAAGGGCGTTCATCCACATAATATCCACATAGTGATATAAACGGATGATATAATTATTCTGCGATGATTATAAACAAAGCACACTGGGTTATGGAAGGCGACAATGTTCGCTTCTCTATGCCCATTGGCAAAGTAGATCAAGAACGCCGTATTGTATCAGGTTTTGCAACTTTAGATAATATTGATAAGCAAAACGATATTGTTACTACAGAAGCAAGCATGGCTGCTTTTAAAAAATTCCGTGGCAACCTTCGTGAAATGCATCAACCCAGTGCTGTTGGTAAGGTTGTTTCTTTTAAAGAGGATCGTTATTTTGATCCAGAAACAAAGAAATTTTATAGCGGAGTTTATGTTTCAGCATATGTTTCTAAAGGTGCACAAGATACATGGGAAAAGGTTCTTGATGGAACTTTGACTGGTTTTTCAATTGGTGGAAATATCACAAAAGCCGATGATGAATTTAATGAAACATTAAATAAGCCAGTGCGTATAATTAAAGAGTATAATTTAACTGAACTGTCACTTGTTGATAATCCTGCTAACGAGTTTGCCAATGTTATCTCTATTGAAAAGGGAGAACTTGGCGGGTACTTAGCAAAAGCAGTGGTTGATACAGTGTACTGGTGCAAACAAGACGATATCGTTCGTTTGTCTCCAGAAGATAAAGAGTCTTGCCCAACTTGCGACACATCAATGAATAACATTGGTTTTGTTGAAAGAGGCGATGACAACATTGAAACATT